AAGTTTGCAGGGTATCAATATTTCGAACTTGGTGACTTTCTGCCAACAATCAACCAAATCTTTTACAAAGTAGGTTTGTGCGGTGTAGTCTCATTTGGCAAAGAAGTAGCGCAATTGTGCATTACAGACATAGAAGACAATAGTGTGATCTGCATCACATCTCCAATGGCAGAAGCCAATCTTAAAGGTTGCCACCCAATCCAGAACCTTGGTGCGGTAGAAACCTATACAAGACGTTATTTATGGGTTACGGCAATGGAGATTGTCGAGCATGATGCACTTGACTCTTCTGCCCCATTGAGAGAAGAGAAGCAAGCACCAATCATCACGCCTACTCAGGGTGCGGCAGATAACATCCCAATTGAGGAACTAAGGTATCTTGAAGAAATGGCAATAGAATTGATTGCCATGTGTGAGCAAGGTGATCCCAAGGCAGCTTGGGTTAAGTTGGAAGAGGAGAGTTTAGATAGCGAACAGAAAGTTGCTCTCTGGACACTTCTTCCCAGTAAAGTGCGTTCAGCGTTAAAGAAAGCAAAGGAAATTTAATGGAAATGTGCCAAAAGTTGTTACAAGATATTTTTTCTTACAAAAATGGAAATTTACTGTGGAAGCAACGAACTGGCAGACGAATTTCTGTTGGAGATATTGCTGGACGAGATTGTCATGGATACAGAATGATAGGTTTATTTTGCAAACAATATATGGCACATAGACTTATTTTTATGTTTCATCATGGGTATTTTCCTCCTGAGGTAGATCATATTGATGGGAATAAATCTAACAACAAGATTGAAAATTTAAGAGCTGCCACTCATGCAGAAAATCTTAGAAATCAAAAACTGAGGTCAAACAGTGTTAGTGGTCACAAAAATGTTTATTGGAGTAAGCGTGAACAAAAATGGAGAGTAGGTATTAAATCTAATAGCAAATACAAACATATTGGTTATTTCAAAGATCGTGAGTTAGCAGAATTAGTGGCAAAAGAATCCTCTAATCTGTATCACAAAGAGTTTTCTTCATACAAAGGAGTGTTAAATGGAAAATAATAGACAGGTTCGGGACAACTCAGGTGTTTTATTTAAAAACGACAAAAAGGAATCAGAGAAACATCCTGATTACAAAGGGAATCTAACAGTTAATGGTCAGGATTATTGGCTATCTGCTTGGATTAAAGAAGGGAAGAGCGGCAAGTTCATGGGCTTGGCTCTGTCTCCAAAGGATGAATCTCCATTGCGAGCGCCACCTAAACCCAAATTAGATGACCTCGATTTGCCTTTCTGATAAACTTTTCTTGGGGCGAAAACTGTGCAAAGATTTTTTAGGCTTGCGCAAGAACAGTCGTAGCCCCACCCAATAGGAGTTAATAAATGATTTTTGATAACATGAAACAGTCAATGGATAGATTCTTTGGTACACCAGCGTTTAAACTGGTTAGGAAAGATGATCCTGTAACGAGCCATCAGGCCGCACAGTTGGTAGACAGCCAGAAGCTAGAGAAACTGGTCTACGAGGCCATTAAGAGTTGCCCAGAGGGATGTATCTCAGACCAGATACTACGGATGTACCCAGAATATCCTTACTCCTCAATAACAGCCCGTTATCGTGCCTTGTTAGACAAGGGATTGATAGAGATTACGGGTGTTAGACCTGGTAGGTTTGGCAAGAACCAACGAATTATGAGGGCGAAATAATGCTTGAGAAACCACCACATTCTAAGATTAGCTACCCTTCAGTAGCAACAAAAGACTTTAAATGGGAGTCTGGATCTGATGTTCAAGCACTTTGGAGAAAACATGGATGGACTCCTCCCTCGGAGAACATGGTTCCTCCACTACCACCACCAGAGAAGTATATTGAGCCTTTAAGGAGAGTACGATGAGTAAAGATAAAGCATTGCGGCTTGCATTAAAAGCACTAAAAGATTTCAGTATTACGGATAAACAGGCATTTGAAGCATCTGCTGCCATTAAATTAGCACTAAAAATACCTAAACATCGATGGCAAGGTTTTACAGCAGATGAGTTTGTTTATTTTTGCTCTTATATTGACCATGAAACTCTTGACCAAATTGAAAATACTTTAAGGAAAAGAAATGAGTTATGCAGCAATTGAAATGAAAATAATCCAATGGTCAGAAGCTCGAAAGATTATTCCTAATAGCAACCCAGAGTCTCAGTTACTCAAAGCAGTTTCTGAGATAGGAGAACTAGCAGATGCCACGATTAAAAAAGACAGAGAAGCTATTGTGGATTCTGTTGGTGATGTCATGGTCTGCCTTATTAACTACTGCGCTTTGCAAGACCTCAATCTGGTAAACTGTATGGAAGTAGCATACGACCAAATCAAGAATCGTAGGGGTACTCTTTTGCCTAACGGAGTCTTCCAAAAGGAAACCTAAGTCTTGTTTCTGACATAAAAGTGTTCTACGATTTGGTTGCAACAATCGGTTGCGCTAGGAGAACATCATGAAATTTGAAATGGAATTTGGTTGGGGTGCAGATGAGAAAATTACAGTTGAAACCGATGACTTTGATAAAATCAAGGTCATTCAGGAATTTATTGAATTCCAAGAGTCGTTTGGATGGGCGGTTGACTATGAAGCTATTGACGACCTTGAGGATGATGAAGAAGAAGATACAGAGGATGAAGAAGTTACAGAGTAGCCTATAAGCTACTTTGCCAGTAGATAGAGACCCACATTTGAAAATGCGTACCCTGCGTACACAATAGCCATTTGCGGGTTATCTTTCCAAAGCTGTTCACCAGCAATGTAGGCGTAGATTGCCCCCGTCAAAATAATGAGCCAAGCACTCAAAATGCACCTACATCAATTACTTCGCCTCGGAATTGAACCATGTCCTCATCAAATTTGTGGACGAGTTCAGGCCATAAAAGCTGACCATTGAAGAAGTTTAGCACAGCAAAACCCGATCTGTGGTTGCTTGGATTTATTTCAGCATAAGTAAATTGAGGCCCGTCAGTCTCAGCCAAAGTCCCAGTATCTACGCCATACCTGATGCCGTTGTAGTCGCTAAAAGGGGTTACTTTAAGGCTGTGCAGATGCCCCGTACAAATTGAGACCCCGCTTGAAACTGTATTGTTGTGGGTAGCATGGATTCCACCCTTATATCGATGCTTGATGATGACTTGCTTAGTAGGCCATACTGCCCAACAGAATTCCCAATCTGGGATATGGTCTGTCAGCTTAAAGCCCTGAACCTCTTTAAACTGTGGTGCGTGTTGCGCTAGTCTATTGCCGAATCTAATATCGTGATTGCCCCATGTAAACAGGAGCTTTACATTGTGCCTCGCTGCTTTAGCGACTTCCTCAATCTCACCCAACATACCCTGACAGGCTTTTAACTCTTGAATAACAGAAGTATAAGGTTGTTCAGTTACGTCATGCCTTGATATAGACGCACCATCAAAGGCATCCCCGTTACATATCACCGCTTTAGGTTTGAACTCCTGTATAGCCCATAGAAGCCCTTTAAAGGCTGTTGTACGCTGAGATGGAATAAAGTGGGCATCAGAGAAAACTATGACAGTCCCATCTAGGATTCCTAAGTCAATCTGCTTTAGTGGAGAAAAGGATTTAGGTCTGTTTTTATCGTATTGTGCGCCACGAAAATCACTAGCATTTAAAGTGACCTTGTAGTTTTCTTCAATCCATCGTCTGCGTAAATGAACCGCCCTTACTGCAATTCCAAGATGTTCAGATATCTTTGTTGCAGACTGCAACTCACCCCATAATCTTATAAACTCAACGTCAGAACATGTTTCATTATGGTTGCCCATTGGAATCCCTTGAAAGTAACTTTTCTAGAAGATTGATGACTCTATGTTCTTGCGCTTCAATCTCGTCTTGAGATGATTTTGGGTCTTGTGCCGTACTCATAAGATCATGTAGTAATACATGAAGCAACTCGTGCAAAGCAGTCTGATCCAAAGATTCTGGAGTAATCTTCTCAGCACCAAAATCACCCAAACGATATGTTGCAAGCCTAGCGCCCTCATTGAACTCAACAGAGGCCATTGCCTGTTTAGCAGGTTTTAGTCCCCTCTCAATACGCCAATCACCCAGACTAAGCACTTGTTGCCACTTTTGGATACTTTGTGCAAAGATTTCTGCGTCTTTTGGCGTAGGAATGTTAGGCATTACAACACCTTATAGAATTATTATGACATTTTAATTTAATAAGGAACACTCAGCTTGTCTGCGTTTGAGTAGACCAGGCAACACTTTCCCACCGCCTTTAGTCCACAACATTAGCTGTTCTTGAGCCTGTTCCCACTCTTGAGCATTGATTTTTCGCTTCAAAGTAGAGGTTTGTAAACGCCCAATTCCAAGGTTATAAACAAAGTCAACAATGGCATTACATTTTTTTACATCTGTTGCTAAAATCGGACAGTTTCTGAGAACGCCTGGCAAATAAGTGTGTTCCAACTCAATCATCAAGAGCTTATTAGCCTCTTCCTGAGTCATTGGAGGGTCTTCTAAGGTTACTTTGCTCTTATCAGCATAGTAAGTAGACCCATAGCCTATCGTAGCTACGTTAGCGGGGCAAAGGTAGGGCTTAGAACGAAAGCCCTCAAACCTTTTGCACAGTTCTGCCGCCAGTTCTAAGTTCATAAACCACGCTTAGACAATGTACGATCTAAGAACCAGTAGTTAATTGTTCCCGCCAACAAAGCAGAAAAGTCTGGTGTCATCATTGTTTTAAAAACTTCAGTAGCGGGATCGCCACTAATCCA